ATTACCTTAAACCTAGTCTTGTCCTGAAAGACCTCTTTTTGCCACGGTAAAAGACTAAAGTTTAGATCAGCCATTATTCACACCCAATCTTCTCACCCTCTATGATTTGCGGAGAATCAATCCCCGTGATGTTTATCGTGACAGCACTCCTCTGACCCTTCTCCTTCTCAAACAAGCTAACAGGGAGTAATCTATCCATACATAGCTTAATCATCGCTCCCTGATGAGGGTGTTCATCGTTCATAGCTATCTCTAAAGCCTTCTCTACTACATCCTTCCCCCTAGAACTAATCAATAAACCTTTTAGTTCTTTTAATTTATCTCCCTCAGTCTTTAACAAATTAGGATTGTCCGCAACCCTCTGTAAAGTCATCTTCACAGAACCCTTAGGACGACCACGCTTCTTTACCTCACTCATAATCATCCACAGAATCCTTAATAGACATACCTAAATCCCCATACTCATCATTCGTTATGCCTAAATAGCCACGTACGTTGTCTAAAAGCCTTAACTGATCGTCCCTGTATAACTCCTCAGGCTTGTCCCATTGCTCAAATGTATAACCACGAAAGTATCCAGGTAATCCAGTAGACTCTAACCATCTGCTAAAAGGTCGTCGCTCTCCATACATTTTAATAGAATCATTGTATTGCCTCTGAAGTCTATTTAATTGACCATCATCCAATGAATTAATAAAAGCCTGATAACTCCTTCGCAGAAACGGGTCTTCGTAAACACCCCAATGACTTACGTAATCACCCAAAACATCTATAGGCCGAGTATCTTTACTCAAAACCTCAATCCCAACTTTACCCATCGGCAAAGACTTGGGTCGCGGGAACTCTTTGCTACCAGGCTCATCAGGAGCATAAAACTCTACATATCCCCTGTTATCCGCAGGAGCATAAGAAAACTCTATGTTTTTGTCCTTCAAATAAGGATACAACATCATCACATCATTAAAGTCCATAAACTCTCCTTTTTTGTAAAAGGATACAGAGTTAAATGATTTCTGAAAATGGCTTTTTTTGTGGGGCGGGGGTACCTGAAATTTTTTCTTAGGACGACCACCCCTCCCCCCCCTATGTTAGTGACCGCTCACTAACCACAGCTCCGCCTCGCCGCCAAGTTAGTGACCACTTACTAACCTGCCGCCCAGGTTAGTGACCACTGACATCTGTATATCCATACAGTCCTGCGCTGACGGTCAACGATAAATAAATTTTATTCCATTATCGAAACATTTGATTAAACTATTTCGCTGAAATATGGTTTAATACTCACACGAGCCGGCCGGATGCCGGCATTTCGTTTACCTAACAAAGGGGGAAAAATGAATAAAGCCGAAGCATCAATCATCACAGGCGGTATCACGCATACCTCTAAAATGCCGTGCCCTAGCTATTCTCTGCCGACCGTCGCATGCAATACCGGTTTCCGCATGGCGCAGATTGCGGGCAGTATCTGCAATTCCTGCTACGCGAACAAGGGGAATTATCACCGGTACGCGAACAATATCGAGCCGGCACAGCACGCGCGCCTGGAATCGATAAACCTTGCGATCGAATCCGCAGAGTATCGGGCGGAATGGCTGTCAGCTATGCAGGTATTGATCGGCAACAACAAGTATTTTCGGTTTCACGATTCCGGCGACCTGCAGTCTGTAGAGCATCTCGAGCTGTATGCAGAATTGGCGCGGGCGATGCCTGATTGCCGGTTTTGGTTGCCGACGCGTGAGTATGGAATTGTCTCGGCATTCCATGCCCTTCACGACATACCGGAAAACCTGACGATTAGACTTTCCGCCATGTTCACGGACAAGCCGGTCAAGATACCGGCAAGTCTCTCAGGAGTGAAAGGTATCACCGCATCCAACGTACACAGCAAGGCGGGCGCTGTGTCCGGCGCCGAATGCCCAGCATACAAACAAGGCGGACAATGTCGCGACTGCCGTACATGCTGGACCGATACCGCCGTTTCGTATCCTCTTCACTGACAAAGGGGCGAACAATGGATAACCTTTTATGGACACTTGTGGGCATGGCCTGCGGTCTGATTCTCGCCTATCTTCTCGTGCTGTTTATATGATAAAAATCATCCTGGCACTGGCAGCGTTGATAGTGATAATTTTTAGACAGTAAACCATTAGGGGCATCCGCCCCTTTTTTTTGGCCGTAATGTTAGTGAGCACTAACGTTAGTAGTCACTCACTATATGGGAAGGCTGACGTGCCTGCGCCCCCTCTTTCTACTTAACCTTTTACCCTTCCCTTCGATTGTTTATCCTTCCATTAGATTGCATACAGTCTATTCTCTCTCTCTACTGGATGCCATCCTCGGTTCGCACCATTTCATGCGCTCTGCGGCGATTCTGAGCAATCCTCGATACCTTTTAGCTCTGGCCTCTCTTTGTAACTCTTACTATTCCACCATTCCTTACGCAATTGAGAATCATTCCTATCAATACAAATACTTACTTCTAGACTTTCTCTCGGGTAATGGGGTCTATATCCTAGCCTGTAAAAGTAGGCATAAAAGCTCAGGACTTCATGATAACCCCTTGAGATATTCCCGTGCCCAGCGGCCAGCAAGATAGCTCTATCCGCCTCGGTTATATACCTTTTTAACCATTTAGAATTTGGCTTGCTTGGCCTTCCTTTAGGCATCCTGGACTACTATTAAAGAGTAGATAAAATGTTGTTTTGGGCCTTTTCCTGCACTTTGTTTCTCGACTTTTTCCTTTTTAATCTTATTTTTTTTGATTAAATGCCACAATAATACGTGGATATTGTCTATTCCGGTCTGCTGCTGAATCTGTTTCGCAGTAAATTGACCTTGTTGTAATACGTTTAAGATACGCTCAATTTTGCCCATGTTTTTCCTTTAGCTTGTACTTCGTTACAGTTGTATATCCTGACCTTGTATTTACTTTAATATCCTCTGTATCGAACTCGTGCCCTTCTTTCTTTAGGTCATAAATCCGGCTCGCAAGCCTTGTTACACCCAATTCTTTAATAGCTTCCAGAGAGGTAATGCAATTGAATTGTTTAATATAATCCAATACTAAATCATTCTGGCTCATGGCTTACTCCGTTTAGTTTAGAGACTACTTTGTTGTGAGTTTCATCGTCTTGCTTTGATACATAACCCTCAATATCTCCGTGAACTAGCCTGAAACTTATATACGGATGATCGCACTTGTTTTCTTTAATCATCTTTGATTGAAACTCTTTAGTGCAATCAGTACAGAACCAAGTTGAATACGGCGGTAGTGAAGCATTAGCTAGTTTTCTCCACTCCCAGAACTCATCATAATTTGTACAGTTTGGAATCCGTTTAACGTGATACTGCAAAAGGTGTCGTCTCATTTAAGTTTATACCTGTCACGACAAGGCGCACAGACGTCGTTAATCAATCTTCCCGACCATTCACCACACAAGTCACACTCGCCAGGCTCTCCTTTTTGAAGTTTCGCAGCCTTTCTGATTCTCTTTACTTCAGCGTCAGTCATGGCGTCCTGATGCTCATTAGCTCGATCAATCTCGTCGGACATCTAATGCCTCTGTCTTTTCCTGAAAATGTTTTATTAAATCTTCCAGCTCAGTCCGCGTAAACTTTCTTGTTTGATACTTTAACTGCATCAATTCTAGTAAAGTGTCTTTTCCGTATAAACGAAGGATGTACAAACTCATGTCATCCTGCCGACCACCCATAAAATGATTACACCTAGTACATTGAGGATGTACGTTCCTCTCATCCCATCTGGTTGACATGTGTTGACGTTTAATAAAGTGTCCAGCGTCAATATCTTTGTAGTACTTGTAAGAACCACAAGTCACACACTGAGTAGTCCCACCTTCGTCCGAGTCTCTTAGTCTGATGTACAGAGAAAAAACTCTGTCCAGCTTCTTCCATAAAGTCTTTAAAGGTACTAACTTTTTACGCATAAAACTTTAACACAGTTTCAAACGCATCGATAAACTTTTTAATTGTTTTTTTATCTTTAGTAAGATCGTCTTCAAAGATTTTGACCTTACCTTTTTCGTAATACCTTAAATCTTCCAGACTTTGCTTGAGACCCATTAAAGTAATGTCATCAATCAAGTCTCCACTTAACTTTACCTGAAGGCAGTTATCTTTTCCCTTCTTTGACATCTTTGGTGACATGAGCAATGCGGCTTCTCTTTCCATGAGTCAAAAGCTCCCCATTTCTTCGTTAAAGTATCTACCAGTGCTTTCCTGTAAACCTTACATGGTTCAGTCAGGATAAACCTTGTTTTGCAGTGTTCGCAATTGAAGTCATACACTGAACTGTTTAGCTTGCAGTCTATCATCAGTTAAATTTTAACGAATGTCAATAGGGGTGGTGCAGAGTCACCACCGGAGGGATATTGTGGCCTCTGCTGCCGGTGTTTTTTTGCGTACCATGACGCAAGAATCAGCCACTACCGGCTTGGCTTTATCATTATACTAAACCTTTAAACAATAAGACCACTACCGAAACCAAATTCGGTGAACTAAGCCAGGTGTCGTATCCCGTAACAACGTTCTGACCGCTGGCCTAGACCAGTTGGGTCGGGCATAGCAGGTGTCTCCCCTCGCTCCGCAGCTACTTCTCCTGCGGCCTCTGCCCCGACTAGGACTTCTTACTTACGCCCTGTCCCTTTGCGCGGCCATGAAAAAACCCCTACGACTGGGCTTTAGGTCGTGGCGATGACGGGCGCTGGAACCCAGAACAGTCGCACGTCAAAGACCAAAACCCATGCGTAGGGGTACTGAGTTCAAACAGCTCCGCCACAGAGCGACCTTTTTCAAGGCAGAGAAATCATATCTAAATGGACAGCATGACACAATCTATTTTTCAACTTTTTTATAAGCCATTGAATTTTAATGATAAATAATTGTTGACATGAATACTTTAACGCCTTAATATCACTCCACGGTCGAAGCCTGAGACCTTACAAAAAAGGAGACAAGATGTTAAACGCTATCGAAGACATCAGCGCAGAACTGAGATACCTGACGGAACTCCTCGAAGTCAGGGAAAAAATCAGAGCATACAAGACTCTGTACCCCACCCAAAAAAAATACGCCTCTCGCCTTACCTATGACGTTATAACGTCATTGATGGCACGTGAAATTCAACTCAAACAATACCTGGAGCAATAATGGAAACGAAAGCAATCTTCCCCGCGCTGGTCAAAGCACAAAAAGAATTCGGGCCAGCACTAAAGACTTCAACCAATCCACACTTTCGGTCCAAATACGCCTCTCTGGATGCTTGCGTTGAAGCTGTCATTGACGCGCTAAACAATAACGGCATCATGTTAATGCAATTCACTCATCCTTGCGAAGACGGTGTTATCGTTGAAACAATGTTCATCCATGAATCAGGTGAGCATGTTTCTGGAGGTAGGCTGCATGTTCCCGCGTCTAAACAGGACGCTCAGGGATATGGATCGGCTCTTACCTACGCAAGACGGTATAGTCTGCAAGCTGCCTGCGGTATCGCCCCTGAAGACGATGACGGTAACGCAGCGTCACGGATACAGAAGCCAGTACAAGTCAAGTCTGGCCGAGATTATGAAACGCTGAAGTTTATCTTGGATGCATGTGAATCATTGGATCAACTGAAGGAAGAATACTCAAAGATGACTCCTGATGAACGATCACTTGTGTCCAAACTGAAGGACGAATTGAAGGAAAAACTGAAATGAGAGATCGCAACGAATTTCAGAATACTGGTGACTGGCACTCAGCCAGAACCGGAAAGCTGACAGCTTCTCGCATGGCAAGTGCAATGTCTTTCCTTAAAGCAAAAGCAGGCAAAGAACCTGAGGAATCGTCTAAAAGATACGATTTGAAGAAAGAGATTCTTCTGGAAAGACTCACCGGAAACATCGTAAGCAAATTCGTCAACGATGCTATGCAATGGGGAATCGACCATGAACCACTGGCGAAAGAGGTTTTTGAGCAAAAGACGGGTATTCTCATTGAAGATGTTGGATTTGTTGATTTTCCTGGTGGCGTTGATAACTTTGGCGCTTCTCCCGATGGTCTTACCTCCGACGGAGGACTCATCGAATGTAAATGCCCAACAGAAAAAGTCATGCTAGAGTATTTGTTAAAGGATACAATTCCTGATGACTACAAGAAACAGATGTGTGTTCAATGTCTTTGCACCGGAAGGTCTTTTGTTCACTTTGTTGCATACGACCCAAGACTCCCAGAAGACATTAACTTTTTCCACAAAGTCTACACGCCAACGAAGGAGGAACTAGACGAAGTTTTACATGCAGCAATGAGGTTTCTCGAAGAAGTTGACGAGATGTTTTTGCAATTAACTCATAGGTGATATATGGCTTACGAAATGAAAGCAGGTGAAGGATCGGCATTTAAGAACGAAAAGAAAGAAGATTGGCACGCAGACATGCGAGGTAAAGTCTTGCTGCCTGACGGTAAGACTCATTTTCTTGACGTTTGGGAAAAGCAAGACCGCAATGGAAACACTTTTGTGCGTATCAAGATCGGAAAGGAGATTCAAGGCCGTTCAGATAATCCGCCCAAAAAAGAACTTAAAGACATGAAGGATGACATTCCGTGGTAAATCCAATCTTAGGGGAGCAAAGAATTGACAAACTTAGATTCCATGTTTCAGAACTCGCTCAACAAGTTGAAGAACTTATCTTTGTACTCAAAGAGCAAGGATACGACAATGAACTCATGTTCCACAAAGTCAAAAAAGTCGTCAACAAAGCAAGACAAGACCTATACGGAAAAACTTGGGAAAGCAAAAGAGTATCTGCGGAGCAAAAATAAATACGCAATCGATTCTAATAACACGTTCGTCTACAAAGACTCATCTGGGCGAACTATCACAAAAGATGAGATCGAGCGCGTAAAGTCTGAGGTTTTCCCACTTAGGAAAGTAATCTAATGGATAGCCGAAAGCGGATGCCGGTGTAAGTCGCCTGTTGGTGCATCGGACGCAGCGAGTAGGCTTACTTTTGGAAAAAAGATGAATAGAGTTTTATGTTGGTTTTCTTGTGGCGCTGCAAGCGCATATTCAGCAAAACTAGCTATTGAAAAATACGGTGATTTGGTTGAGGTTGTTTATTGCGATACTTTGAAATACGAACATCCAGACAATTTAAGATTTATGCACGATTGTGAGAAATGGTTCGGGAAAAAAATTGAATTAATTCGCTCTACAAAATACTCAGATATTTATGATGTATTTGATAAAACGGGGTGGCTAGTCGGACCAGCAGGAGCAAGATGTACTACAGAGCTAAAGAAGTTGGTTAGGAGGAAATATCAAAAAGAAGATGATTTGCATATTTTTGGTTACACGGTCGAAGAGTCGAATAGGAAACATCAGTTGATGATTGGTGAGCCTGACCTTAAATGCGAGTTTCCTTTGATTGAAAAGGGAATAACAAAACGAAATTGTTTGGAGGCACTTTATAGTGCAGGAATTGAGATTCCTGCTATGTATAGGCTAGGCTACCCTAATAACAACTGTATTGGATGTGTAAAGGGTGGCGCTGGATATTGGAACAAGATCAGATTCGATTTTCCTGATGCTTTTGAAAAGATGGCAAAACAAGAACGGAAAATGAATGTCGCAATTAACAAAAGAATGGATGGCGAAAAAAGGATTCCAATTTTTTTGGATGAACTTCCTGTCAATATGGGCAGGATTGAATCGGAACCAAACATTGAGTGCGGTGTGTTGTGTCTTAGTTGACGCAACATACGCAGCGAGTAGGCTTACTTTTGGGAGGAAAGAAACAATGGGCCATAAACTTTTTGTGACCCCCATTGATTTTGCAGAGGCAAACGCTTTTGTTGCCCGATTTCATCGGCATCACAAGCCTATGCCTGGTGTTAAGTTTTGCGTGGCGGTCAGTGACGAAAATCATTTGGTGCGTGGCGTGGCAATGGTTGGAAGGCCGGTGGCGAGAAACAGCGACAACGGAATGACTCTTGAGGTCAATCGCTGCTGCACTGACGGAGCAAAAAATGCGTGCTCAATGCTGTACGGTGCGGCATGGCGGGCGGCAAAGGCTCTCTGATACCAACGCCTTATCACCTACACTCTGCCAGCAGAGGGCGGGGCAAGTTTAAGAGCAGCTGGCTGGAAGTTAATCGGGGAAAGAGGTGGCGGAAACTGGAATTGTAAAAGCAGGCCGCGTGTTGATACCGCTGAATATCTGCGGGGTCAAAAACTACTTTGGGAGGCTAAATGAATAAAGCAGACGCAGCGAGTAGGCTAACTTTTTAGGAGATGATGATGAGTGAATTTTTATTAGGCATTTTGATTCTTGGTGTTGTGTACATGATTTATCTGTTCTGGTGTGTGCTTATCAAGGAATCGCATGAAAAGCAAACAGCAGACAAAGAATTCAATTCCCATGTGAATGTTGTTAAACGAAAATACAAACGTAAAGCAACCAAAAAGACGACAAGGAAAAAGACATGACATTCATGGATGCGCTAAAGCCTAGATTTGTGCAGATCAATCAACCTGCCAGACTCATCAAGTTCAATGAAAGGGAGGAAAAGAGTTTATCTGTAGAGGAAAGAGTCATTACAAACAAGATAGTCGAAATAGACAGGAAACTGTCATTGTTGAGAAACAAAAACGAAGACTACAAGTCAAGAATCCACAAGATGTCCAGAAGGCTCAACGCTGCTGAACTTCAGCCGATGATTAAAAGATTCAAGACGCACAAAGAAAACATACTCAAGCAAATAGAAGTGTTGAGAAAGAAACGAATAGAGCTTGAAAAGAAGGTTTAAATTAACGGGCGAGTGGTGAAATTGGTAGACACAAGGGACTTAAAATCCCTCGGCGCAAGCCATGCCGGTTCGATTCCGGCCTTGCCCACCATAGGAGAAACCATGAAACTGACCTACGAAGACATCGAGACCTTGAGAGATACATTAGTATTTAAGCTGCCAATTGATCCTGAAGAAGCAAACATACTGTGCGATATGGCAGCAAGAAGTCTTGATCTTGAATATGAATTAGAGGATTCAAGTGAATGAGCTGGCTCTTTTCGCGGGCGCTGGTGGCGGAATACTTGGGGGAAAACTTCTCGGATGGCGAACAGTCTGCGCCGTTGAGTGGGAGCCATATCCAGCAAGCGTTTTGTGCGCCCGACAAAATGACGGCCTTCTCCCGCCTTTCCCGATTTGGGATGACGTACAAACCTTTGACGGCAGACCGTGGCGAGGAATTGTTGACGTTATATCTGGCGGATTTCCGTGCCAAGACATCAGCATTGCAGGAAAAGGTGCCGGAATCGACGGCACCCGATCAGGCATGTGGTCCCACATGGCGCGGGTGGTTGGCGAAGTACGACCCCGATTCGTATTCGTGGAAAACAGCCCAATGCTCGTTAATCGAGGACTCGGGCGAGTGCTTGGAGACCTTTCCGCGCTCGGGTATGACGCGAGATGGATTGTTATGGGAGCTGCCGATGTTGGAGCAAACCACCAGAGGGATCGAATCTGGATTGTCGGAAAAATGGCCTACGCCAAATGCGGGAGAGGCCAAGCAATCAAGCAATTTGGTTCGGAAAGCAGAACGGCGGGTGATTCATGCGGCAAAAGGCGTTCATCTTCAGGAATCTTTGACGGAGCGAGTTGGTGGCAAGCTGAACCCAACGTGGGTCGAGTGGCTGATGGGGTGGCCGCTAGGGTGGACAGACTTAAAGCCATTGGTAACGGTCAAGTCCCATTGTGTGCAGCAACAGCCTGGAAATTACTCGGAGAATGAGAATGGAATTTGACACCTTCTGGAAAGCATATCCAAGAAAAGTAGCAAAAGGCGCAGCAAGAACAGCATGGGATAGAACAAAAAACATAAGACCGTCATTAGACATCCTCCTGGAAGCAATAGAAAAACAAAAGCAACAGGAACAATGGCAAAAAGATGGCGGAACCTATATCCCACATCCCGCAACATGGCTTAGGCAAGAGAGATGGGACGATGAAGTAATTATTGACATAGCACCTAAAACATCACAAACTTTAGCGGCTATCGTTGATCTTCAGAGGTTGAAGATATGTGGTTAAGAAACGAAGTAATCGAGGGTATCCAGAAACTCTTATCTATTCGTCTTAAAAACGCGCCTCCGAGTGACGTAATCCGAGGAACAGTAGAAGTTTGGACGGAAACTTTACTTTCTAGGCCGATTTCATGGGATGAAAAGCTAGACAAAAAACGCATTAAAAAGGCATTTACGGAGTTGTGCGCGATTTCCGATACATTCCCCACACCGAAGGACTTCCTGCGCGTTATGGCTCAACGTGACAAACCCTTGAGCCTTCCTCGACCTATGGACAACAAGATTTCCGCAGAAAACAGAGAGGCCTTAAACAAACTGCTTGAGGGAATGAGGAAATGAGCGATCATATAGATGACGCGAGGCGGCTGGAGGTAGAGGAGCGCGTGAATGTATCGTTTGAGCTTAAATCAGATGATGAAGGATTTAACAGTGTTCGAGAAATAATCGACCAAGCCATGCTTGAACGCGCCGCTATAGTCGATTTTAAATTTGATCGGTGCATTATATCGTTTGAGCTTAAACGGCTGAAGGCTGCTACGGAAGGGCCGTGGATATGCTTACCCCGCAACCACGCCGACGCTATCGCTGAACTGGTGCGCGCTGCTCAGGAAGTAATACGCATATCAGATAGAAAGCATGACGCTTTGGACGCTGCAAAAGCCGCACTCGAAAAACTGAACGGAGGTAAATTGTGAGACTGAAAAATATGCGCCCCGGAATGATTGTTTATGATGTATGCAGAACAAAGATGGGCAACACCACTATAAGCACTGTTTCGGTTTATCAGGTTGAGATAGTTTCCATTGATTTTGACCGAAACACAGTAAATGCTAAGTGGAACAACAATCGAGAAAGAACGTATTATTACGGGTCTTGGAAAAAGTGGAAGGCAAAGAAACCAATACTTGTCGAAACTGCATTCGGAGCCTACCGCATGGCTACTCGACAGGAAATAGCGGACATGGCGCAAAGGCAAAGCGAGGCCACCCAATGACAAAAGCCGATGAACACATGACAGAAAAAGCATTAGATATTCAAATAGGCGGAGGCCACTACAAAGACATGGCTATCCAGCCGGTTGAATACATCCACAAGAACAACATTCCTTATATTGAAGGATGTGTAATTAAATATATATCTCGATGGCGGAAAAAGAATGGTGTAGAAGATTTAAAAAAAGCAAAGCACTTTATCGAGATTCTGATTGATTTAGAATCTAATATTCAAGCGTTTGAGAAAGTAGGTGGTAATGCAGGCTGAAAGCGACGAGCGAAAGATGGAAACAACAAATCATGTAAAGCTGAATGAAAAATTGACTATTGAGTGGTGTTTCAATGGAGATTGGCAGGGTATAGTTGTCGGAGTAGTGAAGCATCCGTGCTTGTTTTGTCGAGTTATACAGCGTCTTGTTTTAAGTATTCACTTGAGGAAATTAAGAAAGCAAATTGTTAAAAATGAGAGCACAAGACTTTTTTAATGCAATTCGAGGAATTGAGAATACCAAATTTTGGAACTATCATTCTCATTTTGGGAACTATTAAACCTTGATGATTTCGCCTCGGAATTGGAATCTGTTGTCATCAAAACGCAGCGCCAGCTCTGGTTGAAGTAACATCCCATCTTTATAGGTCAGGATTGCCATAGCAGATTGCCAGTTCGTTTTCCGGCCCTCAAGGTAGTTGACGAATTGCGGATCGCGGCATGAGTCTGCGGTCATTCCGTGTCTTACTGCATACCGGCGACCCCTACGGTCGTCATAAGGAACCACCTCTGCCCTGTGATCGTGTCCGGTTATGATATTAACTCCGCTTTCTTTTGTGTTGTTGTATCCAGCGTGAACACCGCTTTTCTCTCGATGCCTGATTTCTGTATGAGAAGGCTGACCTTCATTGACAGTCACGAACCACGCAGGTATCCAGCCTGGGATATGGTCTTTAAGATGGATACCTTCAACGTCAGAGTATTCAGGAGCAACCGCAGCTAACCTAGACTCGAATCTCATATCATGATTGCCAAGATTCCACACTCGTTTAGAGTTTGGACTAGCCTTGATTATTTCCTCTGACCTATCCCTTACAACTTCCAATTCTTCCTTCACAGTCGGATAGCTTTCATGCCCGATAGATGGATGCCGACTGATACTAGGAAAGTCGCAGGCATCTCCATTCCACACAATCGCAAAAGGTTTGAGTTTCTTAGCAAAATAAACCATCGCTTTGTGCATCACAGGCACACCGCTAGGATGATAGTGCTGGTCTCCTGCCACCAAAACAATCCCATCCTTAATATTAAACTTTACCTCTACTCGGTCGTCAGAGATTTCCGCGACATTAAATGCCGCCCTGCCATGAATGTCTGATAAAGGAAGGATGATTTTGTGACGATTTTCTACAACCCTTCTGCGAGTCCTTACGCTTCTCTCGCTGATTCCTAAAACTTGAGCGACAAGTTTGGTGCTTTGATGCTCTCTAAATAACCGGATAAATTCTTCATCAGAACAAGATTTAACACTCATCACACACCACCTTTCCAGCCCATGCGCTCGCAAATTAACTTGGCAAGCTCCACAAAGTTCTGGTCGTGTTTATCATGGTCGCAGTCAGCGTTTTGCTCTAAGGCTGCGTGACACATCTCATGAGCGACAATTTTCATCATTTCCTCAATAGTTTTAGTCATCTTGGAATTAACAACCAGAACTTGATCGGGCCAAAAATATAGACCCCAATATTTATCCATCCTTGATGCTTTAAACTTCACCTTTGCGGGAAGTTTTATATCCTGAAACGCAGTGACCTTGAGTAATTGATAACAAGCCTTGATAGACTTCTCGGTCACTAACATATCACACCATGTGTGACGCTATTTCTTTTGAGTGATTTACACGGTTCATCCAGCCCTTGAGAAACTTTACTTGCTCAGGTCTGTTCTGCACTATCAGATTGTAGAAAGCCTTTTTCTGTTCAGTAAACAAATCAATCAATTCTTTTGCGTCTTTACTTTGGACCGCAGCCAATGTGATAGGACCAATACCACCGTCAGCAGGAACGCCTACGGCTCGCTGTAAGAGTTTGGCAGACTGCCCTGGGCCTGCGTTTACAGCAAAGTCATAAACTAAATAGTCTACTCCAGCAGGCAGATCATCGCACTTTACTGAGTTCCAGATGGTCTTGTAGAAGTCCATCACCATAGTCTTGTTTGGCATTACACCGTCGTCAATCAACTTCCAGCCAACCCAGCCAGGGTTAGGCTTTCTTGCGATACCGGCGTAGGTCTGACCACCCAAATCACCAGAAATGTCAGTCAATACAAAACCGCCTTCTGATCTCATTACCTCATCAAAAGACTTTTCCCAGTTCTCTTTCATTTGGCACCCTTTCTCAGGTTATCAATCGCTGGGATTACCTGCATATTGGAAAAAACATGCAAACCACCCTTGCTCAGTGGTTGGATGTGATCAACGTGAAATTCTTCTCCCAATGACATGGATCTATAAAAATCCCTTAAAGCATATAGTTGTTCAACTTCCGGACTGGTTTCCCCGCGAGTCCACCCTCGTCGTCTGGCGTTATCTGCCAAAACTCTTGGCTTATTAACCAAACGATCCTTGCGTTTCCATTGCTTCACTTTATGTGGGTTATTTTTGCGGTACTCGTTGTTCCGTTGCAACTTTTTTTGGTAGTGTTTAGCAGTGCTATTTTTTACTGCGTCCCTGTGTGCCTCTGGGTTTTTGGCTCTGCGCTCTTTCATGATTTGAGCGTAGCAAGGTTTACAACGGCTTTGCACTCCAGACTTTATCCGTTTGTCAGGACTATATTCAAACAACGGTTTATCCATTTTGCAAACAGTGCAAACCTTCACTTCCGACCCTTTATGTCAATGATTTTTTCCAGCGTTCTTCCGCCAAAGTAAAACGACATCACCAACATGCCCCAGTTTCCAAGAAGGGTAACATAGGCTTCATTTGCGTTGTATCCAAACGAACTCATGGCGGCAAAAGTAAAATACCCCACCAAAATGAATATCAATGTCATCGGTCTAATGTTCTTAGATAACCAAGAATCACTACCCATATCGGCCTGAAGTCGCTTGGTAAGCTCCTGTGACTCAATTACATCAGCATTTAATTGAGCAAGCTCACCGTTCTGCTGCATCTCCAAGAGCTTCAGCTTTGCCTGTTCAGCTTGTTGTGGATCAGGGAAAAACTTGTCTATTAACTTAGAGCCAATAGAAAGAAGTGCTGGAAGCGGTATCATTTATTTGTCCTTCATTTTGTTGAAAAGATCAAACAATGTTTTGATTTTTTCTTCAAGAACAGCAACTCTTAAATCCAATTTTGCAAGAACGATAATCAAAGTAATGATCGCCAGTAATATGGGCCATCCCTTTGTGAGAACCTCAAAGGTATCCATCACTTAAATTTAATCTGTGTCAAAATAGCCCAAACGCCGCCAATCAAAGTTCCAATAACAATCAGAGGTTTCGCAGCTTTTGCAATCCACTCAAGAACGGTAAATGCACCGCGAGCCGCATTAAACGCGGATACTATATCTTTAGTGTTTTCTTCTACCCTGTCTACTTTTGATTCAACTCTTACAAGGCGGTCGTAAATCTCTCGGTGACTGACTTCTTCCATGATTATTTCCTTTAATTTAAATAAGTCACTGAGGGACTATATAATTATACAAACTGAATCCAGCATTATTTATACCCCTTGCACCAAGAGAACTTGAGTAAGAAACCACAGAATCTAAAACCAGTTTCTTTATAAGGCTTAATTTTGCTTGCTCAGGCATGCGGCCAGACTCAATCTGTCCTAATTGAGTATATAAAGTATCTGCTTGATCTTTACTAATCATCCCAAACTTTAACAAAGGCGGCGCAATTGTTTCATTAAAAAATCTTTGCGAACCTTTTGTAGGAGCATTTGAAAGAATGTCTCTAACAGCATCAAATACGGCTGCTTTTGCTTTTTCAGAACGAATGATAATAGGAGCCGCAACATTCCATGCGTTCATGTTCCCGCTAAGGATAAGTTGACCAACATTTTTTAATGGACCAACAGAACTATTAAATATCTTATCTGCTGCGTCAGCGGCTTCTTTGGTAACGGTTTCTGCTTGAGCCTGAAGAGAAGACGCTTGGAGTTCACCTCCAGCACGTAATGTAGAAGCCCTTTTCTCAGCCTCTCTTTGTGCAGAAAGAGGTAGATTAACCTGCTGCTTTTGTAACGCGCCAATACCTCTGTCGATATTTAGTATTGTTCTTTCAGAGTTTTCTAATGCTTGACGATATTGAACAACTTGACTCCTTATGTCAGGAACAGCAGACAAAAAATCTCTGTTCTTTGTAAGCCAGGTATTGATTTGCCTGGCTGTAGTAAAAGACGAAATTTCATCTGCAACATAGTCTCTTGCTGCGCCAATGGCTAATTCTTTATTCCCGACCAAAGAAATTAAAGAGTTAAACGATTTTGGGCTTTTAAAGAAATATGCAGGAACTGATGCTGGATCAGATTTTAATTGTTCTAATGCTCCTGGGTCTCTGGCGGTTAATTTTTTACCGTATTGAGAACCAAATATTTCAAGACCTTCTCTTGACGCAGCATAATTATCAAGCAATTCAGTCTGTTTTGGACCAGCATATTTCTTCTGTATATCTGAAATTACTTTGTAGTATTTCCTAGCGGTATCTGCATCAATCGCATCATATCCTTCTGGTGCGCGGCCACTATACACCTCGCCCAATAAGCGACGAGCATCGTCCAACGCTTGATATGTTGTATTTGCGTCTTTGAACGAAACATTATCAAGTATTTTTTTGAAGGACTTTGCGACATCGGCAGACCTAACACCAGGAACAATGTTGCTTTCTAAATCTTGAATAAATGAATTATATTCAGGTAATGAACTAACAAACTCTCCTTTAGCTTGTTTGCCTGCAACAATATTATCAACAATAGACTTTGTATCATTGTATTTTTTAGAAGCATCACTTCTAATTGACTGTTGTCGTAAATTAACGATATTCTGTAATTCAGTTCCAATTTCAGATTTTTGACGAGGAGTGCCAATTGTTGATAACAACTCATTAGACTTACCTAAAACATTTTGCTTTAAAGATTGAAGATAAGTAATGGCGTCTGTTCTGGCAGATACACCTAATTTTGAGTTGTTTACGGCACTTTTTATTTCTGCGTTTGCTGCATCATTTGCGCCCTGTAATGCGGTAAACGATTGGTTGTATAAATTTTCAGACCTAATGGCGGCTTGTGATTTTAATTGTTCAGCGCCACTCTCTAGCGCAGACTGAATTTCAAGCAATGCCTCGCCTGGTTTTTTGCTTCCCTGTAATTCGGCAATTAATGAATCAATAAACTTTGTTTGCTCTGCCGTAATAGGGCTACCTTGTTGTTGTGCGACATCCCTTTTAATAGAATCGCCCATTTGCATAATTGCAATATCTGGACGAGCATAAGCCCTAGCTCCTTCCTGACCTACAATAAACCGAATTCCGTTTCCAGCGGCAGATAACATCAATCTAATTGAAGTTGGTGTAACTCCGCCAGCAATTAATCTTGCTGCTTCTGCTGCAATCTTATTTTCTGTTACGCTTTCGGTTAATTTTCCTGCCGCCTCTCCAACAAGACCACCAGTTAAACCTTCTACGGCCCGTACTGTTGGCTTGATTGCTTGAAAAGCCTCGCCCATATAAGTAGCCCCGCGACCCAAAGTCCTCGCGGCCGGAAACGGCAAAGATGACAATCCATATCCCATTCCTTGTAATACTGATGGAGCAACAACGCCACCAACAGCACCAAGAACTCCTGCTCCTGCTATGTCTGCTGCTGCGGGCATGCCCTCCTGAAGACCTGTAGCCATAGATTGTCTAGCCATACCAGTAACAGCACCAGCCTCAGTTGTACCAAACAACTCTTGCGCTCTAGCTATTACTTCTTCATCGCTGGCTCCAGCAGGCCCAGAAATCTTACGAATATTCCCGCTGGGGTCTTTGACTTTATAAATTTGATCTGCCATATATATACCTTTTATTATTTAACAACCGTCCAGCGAGATGAAGGTAGGTCAACGGTCAGAGGAATGTTTGTTTTTATATTCTTAACTCGTTCGTTATGGTATAAAATCGCATTTCTTGCTGCTCTTTCATTAATATCAATAATCTTTAACAATGCTTCTTTTGTCATCCTAATTTCACCACCAGAGGCTTTTAACGCATACTCTCTGTCGGCATCAGACAAACCTGTTCCTGCTCCGAAATTTTTAATTATCTCTGCGGTTTGTTTTGCCATCAAAGCACCATAAGCCTGAGTATTTTCGACAGCATTATCTTTTAACTTAATGCCAAGAGATTGAAGTGCGGCTCCGTATGAAGACTGAAAGTTTGCAAGAGGGCCAGTAAAAACAGGCTGCGATAAAATATTTTTTGCTTGCATTAATGTATCTAAAGACTTCTTGGCAGATTCAGCATTTTCTAAACTTTTTCCTACGCGTTTTGCCTGAACTCCACCAAGCTCTTTTTCAAATTCGTTTTCTTGCGGAGGAAGTTTAACGCTAACAGATGTGCCAGGCGCTCTAGTAGTAAGAATATTAATTCTTCCACTCAAAGCATCATATTTTTTCTTGTCTTTAACAGGGTCTAATAATGCCAGTTCATCCAAAAGTTTTTGTAATTCAGACCTTGACTCTGGTTTTTCAGATTTTACTAACTGCGAAAGTTGAGCGTCAATATTAGCTAATGCGGCAGTTTTTTCAATTCCATATCTAGCCATAACTTCAGAATCAGTTAATGCTGCAATTTGATTACGATCATTCCGTAAAGTAGCAACATATTGTGCTTCTTGAATATTCGTTGGAATTGCAGTTTTTTGCTCTCGTTTGGCGGCAGCGGTACGTTGAGCAACAAGAGCTTGAGACTCAAGAGCCTTTCGTCTTTGTTCTGCAAGTACGGCAGCCAGTCTAGGATCACCCATTTCAGAAGCTAACATAGACGCCTTAGAAAGAGCCTCTGGATCATTAGGATCAATACCACGCATAATCTGCTGACGTTGAGTAACCATCTTTAACTGAGGGTCTTCAATGCCTAACAGAGAACCAATACCACGACCTAATTGCTGGCCTGCCAGGAAGGTTCCATACGCAGCACGTTGCATTGGATCAAGTCCGGCATATTGAATCGCCATTGCTTCATCACGCTGACGTTGAGCCAAATCTAAGGATTCAGGTGTGATTCCGAACAAACCGCCTACGATAGAGTCTTGTGCCATGATTATTCCAATCCGCCGATGGCTAAAGGATTGTAACTTCCAGTAAAATCACTTATATAAGGATTTCCAGGCATATTAGGTAAGTATGAATATGGATCAAAACTTCCGAAAGTAGGGGCGGCACCCGTAGAACCTATACCAAACCCACCATAACCAGACACAGACCTTCCAAGACTTTGTAATAAGCCTGCCGTGGGGCTGTAGCTCATCGGGCCTTGTAATGTACGCGCAGCACCTAAGCCACCAGATAACAATGCTTGCGCTCCAGTAGAACTTGCAATACGACCTCCTAATTGAGCGCCTATATTAAGCGGTTCCATACCAAGAGCCTCAATCTGTCCAGCAGTGCCAAGACCGGTTGCAAACGGAGCGTAAGCGCCCGTAAGACCTTGACCATAACCGCCTAACAATCCAGCACCAGTTCCGAACAGTCCAGCACCAAATTGAGTCTGTTGTTGTCCGGCTTGCATGGCTTGAGCCGCCAATTGTCTGTCTTGCTGCGCTAAGGCATTGTAGTAGGCTTCCATCTCAGGAGTAGTGGCCCCAAGACCAGCAGCTCCGCTAGGACGTTCACCAGTAGCTCCGACAGATAATCCCCCCCTACCGGTCTGGAATAAACGGTTTTGCAGTTGAGCAAACTGTCGCTCTCTGGAGGGGGCGAGAAGTTCTTGCTGTTGTGCTATGTACCGTTGGGCAGCTTGTTCAGGAGATTCAGCGAGATATTGTTGGCCTAATCCAAACAGCCCTGTCGCAGCAGTCTGTAATGGTGCATATAAACCAGGAGCTTGTTCAGCAAATCCAAGACCTTGACCGGTAAGCTCCATAATCCGATCTTGATAAGCCTTTAGCTCTGGAGAAACCGTATAGCCAGCAGTTGATACGCGCCCAGTGGTGGGATCATACCCAAACTCGGATGTGCCGAACCTAGTAGTAATCCCTATTGGCCGGAACCGAGCTTCTTCGGCAGCAATTCTAGCGGCTTCTAATTGTGCATTAGCAGAGGTTTGAGCAGCGGCTTGTGATGCTTTAGCCTGCTCTTTCGCACCCATAAAGCCAAAAACTGAACCGACAATATCACCCATAATCTATCTCCAGATATACAACTTTCTCGTTATTCCATCTAAACACTTTTGATACTGTAACAACTCAAATCCAGTAATAATTGACCATTTGTGCATCTTTTCGTCATCTATAAACGGCATCGCATACAAAGGTTTATGTTTACCAGCCCACTCTTTCCATGTCTTTACGAATTCTTTCTTAATACTTTTGTTCCACTTAAACACATCCATGTGAATGAATGTTAATCCTTGCACCATTTCAACATATACAATGTAATTCTCGTTCTTGATAACCGGTTGTTTTAAGCAGTTCGTTTCCACATATACACCACAATATACGGTTGTAGGTTAGCATTTGTTCCAGAGCTACCTTCTGTAGAAATAGAAGTGCTAACGGTTACACCAGTAGTAGCAGATTTTGTTAATAGTTGTGATGCTGTGCTACCTGCTTGACCGGCAACATAAAAAGTATTTGTACCACCAGCATTTAAATCAGCATAGTGCGCGTGACCAGGATCGGATACTGATGAAGTTGCTGTATGCGAGTGACTAACTACTATTGCGTCGGCAGAACCACCTGTATTTCCAGCAGTAAATCCACCGCCATCACCAACCATTACCCGACCAGAACCAAAAGCAGTCCATGTGCCAAACCCTAACAATGTTGCAGGGTTAGTTGAGCTAGTTGCGTTACAGTAAATAGACCCAACAGGATACAAAGCTGATTTAATTAAGTCAGCCACATCTTGAACAAACGCAGTAGTTGCTAACTTTGTACTATCATCAGAGGATGATTGCGTTACGCCAGTTGTTCCCGTTGGAAGAACAGGGGAACCAGTAAAAGTTGGCCCTGATAAATCTGCTTTAGTAGAAATAGCGGTGGCAATGTTATTAAACTCTGTGTCAATCTCAGTACCCTTGACGATCTTATTAGAGTCGCCAGAAGGTAAAGTATCTTTTGAGGCAAAGTTTGTGCTTTTGACGTAGTTGCTCATAATATGCCCTAACTAAGTTTTCCGTTTTTAGCCTGAATTTCAATCTTCTGAATACTTAACACATCACCATCAATGTCTGCTTCATATCCAGTTTGGACTATCTTGCCAGCGCCAGTTGCACTAACAGACAATGTTCTCAAAGCAATACCACCGCTGTAATAAGCAATAGGTGATGCATTTGCTCCATATTCTGCTATTCCGTATTCAGAAACACTTTGAGTCGGAATAAAAGCATTGTCTGACAAATAGTTTTGATCGAAGTCAAAAGCCCACTTGAATGTTACGTATTGACTTGACCCGCCGATAATTACAACCGTCAATTTCTTCAATACTGATGTTTGTGCGACGTTACCCAGGTCTGCGTGGTTGGTGTAATACTGAATCCTGTAAATACTTCCGTTATCTCTATATGTTGAATACAACGATATGTATCCGGTTTGACCAAACAACAAATCGCCATTTCTCTTAGAGTAAAGAGATTTAGGATTTATCGAATCCCATACTGTTACCCTAGAAGAACCGTCTTGTAATTGGCCTCTTGTATCAAAGCAATAAATCTGTTTAACAGATGGCAATGTCAGTAAGTAAAAGGCATTGACTTCAGAGAACACTGACTTTATTTGCGTTAAATCTTCTGTTGCAACGATAGACATTAAGTCGTTACGCACATTCTTTGACAAGTCTCGAAACGGCAGAGACTTCTCCTGGATCGTTCTCATCAAAGATCGAACGCCGGTGTTAGACAAGAACAGAATGTCTGTTCCTATTGCTTTAACACTGTCTCTGGCAATACAACCTGTGCCAATAATAGAGTCACTTTGTACTAAATCTTGTGGTGTAGTCGGGTTGTCGTAAACAAGAATCTGATTACGGCCAAAGATAAACAGTCGTCCATTGTGGGCAGCAAGACTTTGTATTTCGTCTACACCGTTACCCCACACGCGGGATATGTCTAAACTGCCAGCCGTTCCAGTTGACCAAACATGACCGGCAAGCAAATCTGAAAAGTAAACTGTGACTTTGTTTGATGACGTACTAGCCGCCCATAATCTACCGTATGCGCTAACAACTATGTTCGCAGAAGGAACGGTTCCAACATAACCAGACTTTTCAGTAACACGACGATATGTAGTAGTGCTTACACCTGGATCATAAATTAACGGATCGTGTCCTGTTTGAAAGAAGTAAGCTATATTGTTTAATGTGGCAATAGACCAATTGTTCGCAGAAATCGAAGGAGCAGAACCGCCCCCACCATAAGTCAATTCAACTACGTTATTGCTTCCGTCAAATTTGAATAGCTTATTGTTTCCAGCAAACAAAACCGTTGAAGTGCCATCTGACTCTATTAACTCATGTATAGCACCAACGTCATTTGCACCTAAATTACCTGAAGAAGCATTGATGTTGGCATAGCCTTTTCTACAGCCAATGCGTCCGTATTGGTCAATAATGCAATTATTTGCTCTAAGCGCAAATCCAGCGGACAGGTCTAACGGAGAGTCTTGGGTATTTAATCCATAAAACCCTGGCGCTGAGATACTGAAGATTTGAAGTGCTTGCGCCATTATGTCGCCACAAACTCTTGTGATTCTGGGTAACGGGTGGCTTCTAATGCAATGTAATCAGAAAGCATCTGACGATACAGTGAGTATGCTTCAGAGCTACTCAATCCTCCATCTTCGCCGCGCTCAACAATTGCCCTAGCGTATGCGTTTTGTATGACTAATTCGCTAGGAACCTGTACAACAGTAGAATCCGATGAAAGATCATCCTGTGGGATAATCAACGAAAACTTCAATACATACGCAACATCAGGAGTAGGATAAACAGTTACTTTTGTATCGTAACTAGCATCAACTCCGTTGAAAGCATAGTAAACAGGTATCGTATTATCAGGAGTCCCAAAGCTCGTATATCTGTTCATTTCAGCATACGAGATATTCTGAAGCGGGATAAATGCGGTAACATTAATAGCATCTGTTACGCGAAACTTCATTCCACTGCCAGTAACAGAATATGTGTTTATCCCTGCAACCGTGGAAATGCTGACGTTCTGTAATAAGACGTTCCAGTTATATGAGTCTTCAACTGCTCGCTTTGCATCATTGACAAACTTACCTATCAATGAAGAATATGCGGTTTGCGTAACAGTAGAAACCTGTGCTTCTCTTAGGCGTACAAGAACGTCATTGACGCAATCTAAATAAGTCGCGCTCATTCTCTTTGATTTCCCTTAATTACAAAAGTAAGGAGAACAGTAAACGTACTGCCACTCTCAGGAGTAACTCTTACCTGATCGCCTTCTTCTAAAACAACATAAGACCCACCATCAAACTTGATGTAGTCTTTTGAGTTGAAGTTGTACTGACTAAGAATGTCGTAAGTAGCCGATTCACTAGAGTCATACCAAGATAAAGTTAAATACTTGGTAGACCCTGAAGTATTGTGCATGTACGAAAGATTCCATAGCGCACGATAACCTGTCGGCACTGTATAAAGTGTCGAGGTTGATCCAGCAGTCGGTGCAGTGCCTACAGAAATTTCCCGCATTATCTATCCTTTATGTCAAGGAGGCCCATGCGGGTTGTCACCTATCAATAAAATACCACAACTTAGACTATCTTTACCACTTAGATTTATCAGCCCAATAAGCCGCGCTCATCTTCCCTTTAGCTATGTTTTTAGCATGTCTAGCCTTAAAGGATTTCCTGCGAGCTTTGTCTGCCTTGCTTTCGCCTTCTTTGTAAGGAGAACCAGAAACACCTTGTTGACCAAAGCGAATTAGTTTAACTGTCTCACCGGACTTTGCTAAAACGGCATGACTTTTGGTCGGATGATTTGGAGTCCTTTTCGGTTTATTAAACCCTTCAAAGGTTTCTTTGCCTCGTTTAACCATTATTTGCCTCGTTTAGCGGTCTTTTTGGCGGCCTTAAACGCAGCGGCAGTAGGTGATCCTTTGCTACCTACCTTACGCATCTTCTCGCCGCTTCCTGCCTTGATCCTGGCGCGTTTGGCATGGATATTTGCGTATAAACCTTTCATTTCTTTTTCTTCTTCGCCATTCCTGCCTCAGAAAGAGCAATAGCCACGGCCTGCTTTCGTGACTTAACAACCGGCCCCTTCTTTCCAGAATGTAGACTTCCTGCCTTGTACTCGCGCATTACTTTAGCTACTTTCTTTTGACCTTTCATCATTTACCTTTCGAGTATTTTTTATGCTCACTGTTTTTCATCAAACTTCCGTCAGGCATACGGTGATAACCTTTAGGAACAGGTTGCTTTTTGGCTTTTTTCTTGAGTTTCATATTAAACCTTTAAGACTTTTTGGGGCGACCAAGTTTCTTTTTCGGTGCCATGAACGGGATATTTACCCTTGCTTCTTCTTCTTCTTCTTCTTGGTCAATACGAACATATCCTTCATGTCCTTTCATTGACTCAATGTCGTGAGGTAAAACAAACTCTACAGTGTTGCCGCTTAACTTACACCTATAAATAGCCATAAATACCTCGGTAAAAAAGAGGAGACCCCCTTATGGGAGCCTCCTCGAACCCACCTATTAGGCGGGGACAGCCAGAGCAAATGCCGAGCTGGACAGCGCAGCACCGGTCGTGGCAGCAGTACGCATTGCTTTAACACCGTACAGGGTATCGGCGGTGTACAGCGTCGCCAGATATTCCTGCTTGTACTGCGTTTGCGAACGAACACCAACCTGCTCAACCAGGATCATTGCATCTTTGTGACCCATTAAGCAGATACGGTCAGCACCAGTGTTGCCCGCGCCGTAGTCGGCGTTGGAGCTAACAAAGACGGGGATGCCGTACAGGTTGCCGATTTCACCATTGCGAATGGTGTTGTTGTTGCCAGCCTCACCAACAAACGCCTGCTCCGTGTAGCGAGCCAGACCCATAAGGGTATTGCGGCTAGACGGGGGGATCAGGAAGAAACGACCGTCCATCGGGGTGTCGTTATCGTCCAGACGTTGAATCGTCCGGCGAATCGCGGCATCCGTCAGCGCGGCAGCGTTCGAGGTCGAGCTGTTGTACGCGGTCGTACCATCCGAACCGATGTACGCTTTGGTCGAAGACGTAGCGGTCGCGTAGTCGTTCGTGCCAACCGTAGCACCGTTGAAAGAACGGCCAAGTTGAACCAGGTCAGTGTCAACTTGCTTCGCCAGAGCGTAACCAGCGTCTTCCGTGTAGAAAGAACGCAGGCTCGTCAGAGCTTGCACTTCAACAATGTCCTCGATCAAACGGCTGTACTCGTAGTGCTTGTTGATGCTAACTTGAACTTCGGTTTCCGTCGCAGCAATCAGCGTAACGGCGGTGGAAGCCGATTTCGCAGAAGCCGAACCACGGGTCGGGGCCGGAACGTGAACGGTGTCACCTTTCTTGCCCTTGAAGTTCATGCGTTTAACAATGTTCGCCAGAACAAGGTTTTTCTTGTAGGCGGCAACAATCTCGTCACTCCAGATTTCCGGAATGAAGGTTGCTGCGGTGGTGGTAGTTACTGCTGGGGTTGGGTAAGCCATGAGTTAATTCTCCTATGATTTAACGTACACGACCCTCTTGATATGCTTGCATGATTTCGTCAGAAAGTGCCTCATATCTATTAGGATCAGTCATTTTTAAACGAATAAGGTCTGCCCGTCGGTAAACTCTCCGTGAAGATTCTCCCGATCCGCCAACATCTACAGATGCAGCCTTTAAAGACTGTTTGCGTATCTTTTCTCCGCTTTCTTCAGTCTTTTTAGAAGCCACACCACGTAATTGTTTAAACGTAGAGAGCAGTTCATTAGCACTGTCGTAGTCGTATTCACCATCAGCTTTTGACCACAAGTCCAACCTTACTTTGCTTGCCTTTACCCATTCCGCAAACTTCGGGTCACGGGCTACGTCAAGATAATCAGGATGTTCGGATGCAAGTTTTTGCTGGATTTGAAGTTTCTTCATTTCCAGCGCAGCTTGCCTTGCAGCAACAACATCAGGGTGACTAGATACAGTGTCAACAACAGCCCTCTTAGGGTCTTCAAAAAAATCAACTTCGGGTTTTTGTTCTTCAGCAGCTTTTTGACCAGAGTTAAGGTTTTGCTTGATAAGTTCATCAGCAAGTTTACGAATGTCGCCAACCTCCTGAGCCTGCTGACCAATCATCTTTTCAGCTTCTTGGTGCATCTTAATAATGTCATCCAAAGACTTTCCTTTGTACTTCTCAGGAATATCCTTAGACTCAGGCTCAACAGTTGACTCCAAGTCTTCTACTTTGGTGGTTTCTTCAAGCGCCTCTACTTCATTGTCAATTAACATGCTTTTTCCTGCCTCTATGGGTTATAGGATAAATTAACTCGCCGTATAGGTTATGAGTTAGCTTTTCGCTCCGCACGAAGTTTTTCGCGGTGAATTCTGTCAAATTTCGCATGTGCTGAAGGAAATGAGCCAGACCACCCCTCTAACTTAATAGCAGGAGCAGAGATGACGCGGGAAGCTGCCGCGCCGCAGTCACACAGAGCGTCATTATGTTGATACTCAACGTAACGCTCAAAACGATGCCCGCTTTCACAGGCAAATTCATACATCCTTTTCATTCAACTCCTCGTAGGCCATTGAACTAATTTCTTTCAAATTCTTTAGCCAAGTTAAAATACTTAACTCACCTTTCTTAAAGTTTAACTGTGAGTCATTTTCAATAACAGATATATTATTCAACGAATTTATCATGTTATCAACGTCTTCTATTAAATCCTTCCATCCTTGCTGAGAAAATAAGCTAAACCTTTCCTCGTAATACTTTTGTAGCTCTGGAGTCATTGTTTGACTTCTTCTTTTTTATCAATAGCGGTTTTCAGCATGTGAAAAAAGGCATCTCTGCCAACCTGAAGCTGATCTACGTTGAACCGAGCAGAAGAAAGTTTCCTATCCAAGTCCGCTACGTGATTAACCAGCACCTGCTGCTCTTGCGTCATTTCGTTAAAGTCGTACTCAACACCGTCTAAAAAAATAGAATTTTTCTTGTCAGCCATTTGTTTTTCCTTTCAGCTTACAATTTTTATTGTGCCAGCGACGAATTGTTACTGGCTTCGCTTTATGTCCGCAATGCGGGCATTCAATTTCAGGAAGATTTTTCTTTGCAAGACTCATTTTTAGTCTTGTTTCTTCACTGAACTCATGTGCAACAGGAGTATATTTTCCTGTCTTGCTCCAATGATTTTTCCTCATGTTTTCA